TGCTCTCTCAAAGAGCAGCCCGCTTATATATCGTTGTTCGATCATGTAACTATTATAGCTTACCGCTAAGTAGTTTCAAGGCTGAATGTTTCAGATTGTTGCTTTGACCGCCAACCATATTGTTCATAAATCGTCGCTCAAATCCTCTGCGCATTCTATCTGATGCTAGCACGCTCTGACCTTCCCGTAGGATTGCATTGTTTATCCGCTTTGCTCCCTGATGATGATCAATATACTCAGTAACAGCATTGAAAGCATCCCAACGAGTTTCTCCTTTGTTTCCAGCGCCGTTAGAGAACAACTCCATAACTCTATTCCTAGACGTCTCTCCTGATAGGAGTACTTCTTCTCCTTTGTTACGAACCTTCTTATCTGGAAACAATCGACTGACTACCTTTTCTAGCTCTTCTCTAGAGATCTTCTGAGAGTCTAGATCATCTGCAGTCTTGACAAATTCGATATTCTTTTCGATACCTTTCTTAAAACTATTCATCAATACATTAATACGTTGCTCATAATTAGAACGGTGCATAATAGTCATACCCCTTGCTGATCTAGCTACTGTATTAAACTGATTGTTACAAAACAATCTATCAACATATGGAAAGACCGCATCTGCTCTTGTACCATCATGATTAAGAATGGCCATGATATAACCGCAAAGTTTATCTTGGCTATTGCTCTTAAGCTGCAGCTCTTCAGGAAGCTTTGCACTAACCCAAATGTTATTACCTTTGCCAATAACACCGCACTGAGACCATTCTGCTTTGAACTGACGACGAACTTCATCAAATGGCTCTAGAATCTCTCTATTCTGAATGACCTGGTATGTATCACGAACAACATTGATTACATCTCCTCCTTCGCCTCTTCGGAGCACCTTCCAATTATCTGCTCCTTGAACATCATTTCCAAGATTTTCTTCTACTACTTCAAAATTAAAACCTCCAGCATCCATTACATCATTGATAGAAGAACCTTCGATTTTATTTCCGACCAATTTGTCTAGGCTGACTAAGCTATTATCAATTAACATACATATATAGTAGGGACTCTCCCTACTTTTTCAACTAAAAAAAATTAAGACATATCAAAACTGATAAGATCTCTATCCCTTAACAATCCATCTTCAAATTTAAAACTCATTTTTAGTTTTATATACGGACCATGATTGTAAGATCCTTGATAAGTTCCGGTAAAAGTTCCAGTAAAAGGTACTTCTTCTTTTTTATGGTGAAGTATATTAGAAGATAGATAGTAAAGATCATGATTTAAATGTTCATGATTTATAGAAAAAGCAATGAAATCTGGAAAGTAGCTAAGAAATCCCCCATTAAGATGATTTACAGTTATAGATCTATCTACTGTAAAAAAGCTTATTTTCGCCATATAATTATTTAAGCGCACAGATGCTTAGAAAAGTTTTTTACAGCTGATCTAGCACCTTGAGGCTTATAATATTTCTTCTGCTCATTCCAGCATTCAGACGACATAATCTGAATACTAGGACTCGTTTTGTGATCATATACCATGTTACCTTTATAACGAGCTACGTCCCTACCTCTAAACGCACAAGCTTTGCAAGTTTTCATTCCGAACTCAACTCTAGGTTGCTCAATATCGTTAGAACAAGTAATGCATTTCATACGTTTAAGATAGGGACGCTCTCTAATTAGTCAACTATCAATTGACAGTCAACGTGCGCTTGATACCTGCATTACGCAGAACGCGATGAACGCTTCGTGCACGAAGCTTCTTAATACGAGAAGCGAATTGATTAACTTTCACCTCTCCGTGAGCCTCTACAACATGCAATGATCCATCAGCACCGACTTCAAACTCAGCAAAGATACGCTGAGGATTGCCTTCGACTCGCTTGTTGTAGTCAATAGGACGTCCGGTCATATAGGTTGTAGTGGTTCCATCGTAGTTTGTGTTTGTCATTGTTGTCATATACGTTATTATAATGACAAACTAATAACGTCAACTTTTTTTACCACCATGATAATCGACAGCAAGACCTTCGTCTAGAAGAACACGATTAATATTTTTTCTTTCTCCATGAGGGGTAACAGATACTATTTCAGCAAGACATCTTCCATATTTGTCAACACCATGTGATTTGATATTAACAACATAATCACAAGCTTCAAGTAATTGTATCATTCTAGCTTTAGCTTCGAATCCTTTTTCCTTCTCCTTCAGATTTTTGGTTTTTGTTTCAGGACAATCAATGCCATATAATCTTAAGGTAACATCATGATGCATATTAAACCCTACATCGACTAAAGCCTTGAGAGTATCGCCGTCAACCACTCTCGTGATCTTCGCTCTGTATTCGTACATACGCATATTTACACATCAGTCTTGCGAATTCCCGGCTGTAATACTTTAGATTTTCTTTTGTAGGATATCTTTGGTAAGGATGGCTGATTGGTATAATTAGGGCCAGGTTGGTTTCTTATATCTGGGGCTTTATCAGCACTGGGTTGTTGTTTTATATTTTTACGCATTATCTCCCCTTTGATACGAGCTTCCTCTTCACCGGGGCCAGAGAAGACAGTTTCATCTTCATCTTTATAAAACTTTTTGAATGATTTAATTTTTCTTTTCATTTTTTTGATCAGCTAAATAATCTTTATACGACATAAAGAACCCAATACCTACAATAAGATGTAATGCTAAACTAGCTAATAAAGCTTCTGTTATATGATAATCTTTAATAGATAAGTGAATATGACCTACTGTCCAAAAAGGAATAGATAAGTTCTCACTAACCCAGATAACAAAAAATCGTATAAAACCTAACACTTTAATTATTTAATTATTTGGATAAGTATATATGTGCATGATAAAGTTATAGTAGGTATATCTGGTGGCCATAACGCTGGCATCACAATATATAATAAAGGGGAATTTATTGCAATAGAACTAGAGAGGCTTTTCAATTATAAGAACTTAGCCTGGTGTAATTTCTGTACCATGATGGGAGGAGATTATATGACTAAATTAATCAAACATTACATAAAAGAAAAATATGGAATAGATAAGATTGATTTAATTAGAACTATTAACTCTGATTGGAGTAACAAACAAATTGGTCCTTTGTTCAATACTGAACTAACTGAACATAACCAAATAAGGATTGATAAAGATTATAATACTATTGAGGTTAATTCAGATACAGAGATGACTAGTGGTAATGGATGGGCTGCTTATCATCATAAATCACACGCTGCAGGTACATTCTATCAAAGTTCATTTAATAAAGCATTAGTATTTTCTTTTGACGGTGGAGGTGATGATGGATGGAACATAGGGTATTATTTTGATAAACTTCAACCTAAAGAAAATCATGTTAAAACTGTAATGTTTAATTTCAATGATTATGGTAATCCGTATTTCTATCTAGGGTACTTTATTGATGATATAACCTTTATAAAAGATTATGGCAAAGCTTGTTTAACATATGCAGGTAAGCTTATGGGTTATTGCTCTTATGGTAGTGTAAGAGAAGATTGGATTGAACCATTAAAAGATTATTACAAGAGATGGAATAGAGCAGGGTGGTATTGTGTTGAAAATGATGCTAAACTTTTCATGGAAGAGTTAGGTAAGAAAATAAATGTAAGCTTTGCTTATGGAGATGATAACGAACCTGACCCTAACAAGAGGTTAAAAGGTGTGGTAGCAAAAGATCTAATTGCAACTAGTCAATATGTGTTTGAAGAGTTACACTTTGCTGAGATTAAACCTTTAATCGATGAATATAAAACTAATGTATGCTTAACTGGGGGGTGTGCTATGAACATTTTATACAATAACAAAGTAAGAAAGTATGTTAAAGAAGTTATCGGTAAAGATGTTTATGTTGCTCCTAATTCATCTGATTGTGGGTTAAGTACAGGGCTAGTATTAGATCATTTAAGACCAATGATATCTTTTGATTTAACATATGCTGGTGAAGAAGTATATGATGATAATAATATCTTTTACTACATGCTTAGAAATAATACCCCGTTAGATATATCTTATGTAGTTAATAAGATGTTTAATCAAAATAGTATCTATGGTGTGGTTCAAGGAAGAGCTGAGCATGGACCTAGAGCATTAGGTAATAGATCAATCATTTGTTCGCCTAAGAAAGGTATGAAAGATATACTTAACAACAGAGTTAAGCATAGAGAGTACTTCAGACCTTTTGCTCCTATAGTTAGACTAGAAGATGTATCGACTTACTTTGATTGGGAAGGTGAGAGTAGGCATATGAACTTTGCTGCTTTTGTTAGAGAAGAATATAGAGATGATTTAGCTAGTATATCTCATGAAGACGGTACAGCTAGAATACAAACAGTAACAAGAGAACAAAATGAGTTAATGTATGATCTTTTAACTGAAGTATCTAATCAAGGACATATACCCGTATTGTTAAATACATCGTTTAATGTAGCAGGTAAACCTATTCTTAATACATATAAAGATGCATTCGAGATATTAGATAAAGAAGATATGAATGGTCTTATTATTAAGTCTAAATATCTCGAAGATATTACTTTGTTTGAAAAGCGTTAGGCTAGATACTCTTTAAACATTGGCATGTCTTTATAGAACTCTCTATCTTGTTCAAAATTTCTACTTGGTGATGTATGAAAGTCACAGAAGGTTGGTATGACTGGAGCTTGTTTTACTTCACCAAAACTATTACCAATTGTCAAACTTAACTCAAATGACTCTCCATAATTGTCATCAAGATAATTAATTAAACAATACTTAACTAAGTTATGAGTAACTACATAGAATTTATTTTCTTTAGCTTTATACTCTATATCATCTAAATCTCTATTTATAACAATGCAAGTCTCTACAGGAAAGGCTAGATTATTATCTTCACATTTAGCTAAATTAATTTGAGGCGACTTTAAAACATCACCTACAAACCGTAACCCATCTTTATAGTAACGTTCCCCTCTTTGCCATAAATGATGCTCAATAATCTCTTCCTCATTGTTAAACTTATGACAATCTTTATAATATATACCTGCAGGGTGAGATGTATATTTTTCTAACATTTCTCTTTTAACGCAAGGAAATGTATCACTATCATACCATACAAATAGATTATGAGTCGTATCTCTCTTTAAAGCATCTATCAATAAGAGATGTTTAACAATAGTATTTTGTCTAAAGTTATCTTTATCTACTACAGGCCAACCTTGAGGTAGGTAATAAGGCATGACAGTGAGTTTTATTTTACAATTTACATCTTTGAATAGATCAACGTGATCTGTTATGATAACAAGTTCGTCCTCACTGTCATACCCACATTTATCGAACGTTTTAATGCTGTCATGGCACAATTTACTATACTTTTCACCGACAGCTACCGTTGCGAATAAAGCTTTAATTGACGTCTTCATAAATGAGTTTTGATTCAATTTGTTTTTTAAATAGTGTACGAACGAAATTAATAAGATCAAGTCGTCTTTCTAACTCTGCTTGAACTTTTTGTGATGTTTCATCTGAATCTCTACTAGACTCGTGCTCTAGTACTATAGGATATAATGCTTCACATTCCTTATCAAGATATTCACCAAAGCTTAAAATTTCATTAATAAGTTTTTCTAAACTAGCAATCCTAATTGTCTTCTTTTTATTAAGAATATCCTCATTTGGAATGATACCTGAGAATTCATCTTTAGTCTCTGGCGGTTGTTCAACCGGCATAGTTTCAAGACTAATAGGTAATGGTTCGGGTGCTGGTTCTGATTTGTGTTGCTCTGGTGCAGGAGGAGGGGTAGGTGCAGGAGCAGGCTGCATTGGCATAAATGATAAACCAGAAGGCTTAATATTATTTACCATTATGTAATTGTTAAGCACTGCAAGTAATGCATATAATTGTGTACTATCTACAGATATAGAAGGTATATTATGAAAGGTTATATCAGCTCCTTCTTCATTATGCCATGAAGTAATAGAACAAAAATTACCATCACCCCATTCAGCTGCTGCGTTATTAAGTTGTTTAACTCCTATCTTTAATTGATCACTCATATTCGTCTAATAATACTCTAAGTTTAGTTATAATTGAAGCATTCATTTTAGCATTTAATGCCATTGACAGGTAACTAAATACTAATTCATATTCATCTGAACCTGGCATAAGGTGATTGTTGTAACAAAATAATGAAAAACCCTTTTCGATTTCTTCTATATCGTCGAGTTCTATTAATGTTTCAAGTACCTCTGCTAAATCATTTTCGAATTTACTCATTTTCCGATTCGACGTAAAGCTGTCGTACGATACTATCAATAGATGTGGTTACATCTCTGTATTCAATATCATCGTTTTGTTTATATTCTGACTTTGTTTGTTCATTAATGATAGTAGTATGTCCTACTTCATCTCCAGTAAAATCGAATATCTTAATTTGAGGACCATTAAACCAGGCGTACACTTCTTGAAATTCTTCATTGAAATATACATACCTGGCTAGATGTAAATTACGAATTAATTCTAAGGAAAAAACTTGTCTCATATATAAGATAATTTATATATGAGCTGTATAAATCAATCGTAATAGTCTTCGTCTGGGTTAGTGAAGTAAAAAGGATCATCTACAAATTGATCTTTCTTTTCATAATCAGACCACATTTTTTCTATCTGTTGCTTCTTTTCTTCTTCTGATATTTTAGTCTTATCGTCGTTCATTTTAACTTCTAGTTACTATATGTGTGAATGGATAGTTATCTTTTTCCCATTGTTGATAACTTACAAGAGGTTGTATTTGAATATAAGAATGATTTGGAGCTTTTGCAATTGGATATCTCCCATTTTCTTCTGTTACAAATTTTGCAAAGTCTGGATAATCTCTTTTTGTTATGTCTAAATCCCAATCTCTATGAATTTCGCAGGGGTTATTAAAGTCTTCATTCCATGGCCTATAATAATCATCAAAATCATCAATTTCATTTTTAACGTCTACTTTATAGATTATATAAGTAGCCTGAGTAATCAACGGTGATAAATCTCTAACAGATGGAGTTGTTAATTGTATAGGAGGTCCCATAGATAAAGCTACGGTACCTGTAGGAATTGTAGTATAATTTACTCTCTGGCTAAATGTGCCTGCTTGAAGATGAGTACCACCATCGGGTAGAATAAATTTAGCTTTGTGATCTTCAGGGCTTATAATGTTTCTTCTAAGTTGTGTAATATCTAAAGAAGAAACAAATACAATGTAGTTAACATCTATATTTACATTCCATACCCCGCCGGTAATTATTTGATCAGCTTCCCCAGGTAAAGCAATATTACAAGCAATAGGTGGTTCAACAACGTTACCGAAACCAAACGAGAAAACACTTCGTAAAGGTTCGTCTGGTACTACAGGATCGACAGGCGGTACAATTATAGGTGGTTGTTCAGGTGGTGGTATAACAGGGGGTATAACAGGAGGTACGTTAGATACCGGGGGTGGTTCAACTGGTGGAGGGGTTTCAATAACAGGTGGATTAAAAGTGTCTACAGGTGATGAAGAGCATTCAACTGATGTAACCCAATTAGTAACTGTAATAATAGGGTCATCACTAGTAAAGTTAACAAAGGGTTGTAAGTTATATAAAGAATAATCTACAGGTATTTTAACTTTAGCAATATTTTCACCTGTTACTTTTTCTAAAGGTACACCAAAGCTACTAATAACATTGTTAGCTTTATATCTTAAACCCAAGGTAACTGTAGTTGGGTCAATACTGCTGTTAAGACCTTTATAAAAAATCCAAACCTCTTTACTATTACATTTTGGTGGACTAGATGGAGGAGGGGTAGGAGGTACCGCTACTCTAGGTGCTCTAGATTCGGAAGGAGAAACTGTTCTGGTTGGTGTTGCTCCAGGGGTAGAAGTTCTACTTTTTGTTCTTGTTTGGGTTGGAGATTGTGATCTTGTTCTAGTTTGAGTTCTAGTTCTAGTTGCTGTAGGAGTTTGAGATCTTGTTCTGGTAAATGTTGGTGTAAGTGTTCTTGTAGGTGTAGCATCTGGAGTTTGTGATGGTGTAATGGTTCTAGTTTGAGTTGGTGTTACAAATCTTCTTAAAACAAAATTGTTAACATAATTAGGATTCTCTAATTCAATCTTTACAACAGGGTCTTTAGATGATAAAGGTAACGTTTGTGAATCTAAAAGATTCATTTTATCTGATATATTATAAACACTATCCCTTGCGATTAAAATATCAATTACATACTCATCAACTAAACCATCTTGCCTATATGCAGAGAATCTAGATGTAAATGTTTTCTCTTCACCATCTTCATCTTTAAGATAATAATCATACGGGTAAAGAATATTTTTAGGGTTGTTATTAGTATTTCCTCCAATAGCAAATTTGTAAGGCAACCCTTTATCAAATTCTAAACTCTCACCATTATAAGTTACAGTCTGATATATTCCGGATAATGGTTCAAATACAATTTTTACAATTGTATTATTACTATCATTGATACCTGATAAATTATATACAATTGTATTATACTCACTATATTTGACACTGCTCAAATTAACAGTTGTTGTTCTTTTGTAAACTAATTCATTACTATTAAACTCGTAACCTGAAAATGATTGAGCAAATGTATCAGAAGTAAACGTAACACTTTCTGCTGTGTTAGTGTAATAGTCACTGCTTGAATCTACAGGGTTTTTAAAATAGTAGCCAGATGCTACAGCAGCACTAAGTACTGAATAATCTGTTGAGTTTGTTATATAGATTGACGTTTCCATTATTGTCTGGCATTAGTAAATAAAGTTAATCTTGCTCCCCAATAAGAAGATTGGTTAGCTGTATCTGAGTAGAAAATTAATTCTGAACAATAACTAAATGTTATACCTATCTCATTATTATTAACAATTATATACCTAACATTAGGTATTAATCTGTAATTGTCAGGTGTCAATAAAAAGTTATCTTTAGTAATTGTACCTTCAATATAATCTGTATTATATAAAATATTACCTGTATTGTTAAAATTAGGTACATACAAATCACTTGAATTTAAATCAAACGTGGGTGTTTTATAGTCAGACGATAAACCGTCTATACCCCAAATATTGTAATTAGTACCAGCAGAGTCTAAAGAATTATCTTCCTTATCAATATCTAACAATGTAGCACTTAATGTTGAACCAGTAGTAACTAAAAGTTGTAATGCTTGATATATATTAGAAGATATACCGTTTCTATAATCTGTGTTAGGGTTACTAGATAGCTGTTTATTTTCTACAAAAGGTATACCTAACCAACTTGATTGTCCATCAGGAGCTGATTCACCTTGAGTTTGACCTGTGTTAGCATCACTGTTAAAGAAAAATGCTCTAAAGTAAGTATTAGCAAAATCATTTATAACACCTCCTGGATTAGAAGTAGATCTTAAATTAAGAAGATTACTTGTAGAATTATTTTTATTAAATCCAAATCTAGCATTATTAATTAATACATTTACTGCAGCAGCTGCACTATCAGCTTGAACCCAATTTGATTCAAATACAAATTTGTAAGTAGCATTTGCTTCAGTAACAAAAGGAGATGATACAGCTTTGGTTGGTGATTGAGTTTGAGTTGGGGTTCTTGTATTGGTAGGAGTTTGTGTTTGAGTAGGTGTATTAGATCTAGTTTGAGTTGATGTCCTAGTCTGGGTTGGTGTTTGTGTTCTTGTAGCAAATTGAGTAGCTGTTCTAGATTGAGTACTAGTTCTAGTTTGAGTAGCTGTATTAGTTCTTGTCCTACTAGGTGTGGCAAATTGAGTATAGGTTTGTGTATTTGTTTTGGTTATAGTATTCGTTCTAGATTGAGTAGGTGTGGATGTATGATTACGAGTTAAAGATACTGTAATTGTATTAGTTAATGTAGGAGTTAAAGTAGTTGTTGGTGTTAACCCTCTTGTAGCAGTAGGTGTAGGGGTAAATGGATTTTCATATCCTATACCATTAACTGAAAAATTATAAATGTGAAAAGCTGATGTATCAACCCCGGTAGCGTAAGATAAACCTACTCTAGTTTTACCTGATAACGGCATTTCTAAATTTAAATTATCATATTCATATACTTTTATAAAGTTAGAATATGCATCGTTTCTTAGATATACAATAACCTTTTTACCGTAATTAGTAATTCTTACTTTAAATGCTTTACGTATAGGATTAATTGCATTATTAGTAGGGGTGTTTGTTGGGGTAGATGTTTTAGTTTGAGATAAAGTAGGTGAAATTGTTCTTGTTGGTGTAGGTGTTACTACTGAACAAGCTTGACTTGTATTAGATGGGGTAAATGTTTGGGTAGGTGTTCTTGTTTGGGTGTTGGTTCTAGATTGAGTTTTAGTTCTAGTTACTGTATTTGTTTGTGTAGACGTTAAAGTTGAATTTATCGTGTTGGTAAAAGTTTTGGTAGGTGTTATTGTAGGGGTTTTAGTTTTAGTTGCGGTAACTGAAGGGTATTTGTAACCAATAGTTTCATACAAATTTAAACCAAAATTGATCAAATTAACACTTGTGTCAATATAATCAAAGTTTTTATTACCGCTATTACCATATCTTAATCCAATTGAATTAGGTCTTGTGTCAACTGTACCTGAAGTATATTGACCTCCTAATGGTCTAGAAAAATCCCCTACATGATCAAAAGCTACACCAAGTAAAGATTGATCAGTACCAAGAAATATATCATTACCTTCATACTCAATTAAACCTTCAGTAGGTGCAAAACCTAACCCCGAACCAGGGCTACCAACATTACCAGATGAATTAGCATCTAATAAAAAAACACAAAAGCCTTCACCTCCATTGACTAAACTACCAAAGAAAGAAAACTCACCAGATATAATAATATCTTTAGTAAGATCTAGTACATCTTCTAAGATTATATTATTTGCTTTAGCTGTGTTAATTGTTGAAGGCATTATATATATTTACTGTTGTTCTCCTAATTTCAAAACACCTTCACTTTCAAGCCATACACTTTGCTGGGTGCCGTCCAAATAATTATAGTCAATAAAACTAGCTGTTAGAGGGTTGGAATAATTTTCATTTCTTATTCTAGAATTTTGGAAGTATATTTCATTATCTACATTTTCAAACTTACCGTTAATAAACTTATAATTCTGGTAATAGAACGCAATACTATCTGATAAATCAACACTCTTTATAACATAGCTATATGTATTGGTTTCAGAATCATAAGTTAAAACAGGTCTATCTACTTCATAAACATTATAATATGGATCTGCAGCATCTACTATACTGCTGTTAATATTATTGACAGATCTAAAACTATAAGCAGATAACTCTCTATATATTAATGAGTTAGTAGACTTAGGAAATATTTGCCTTAAATTAAGACTATCTAATTCCATTTTATAAATTGTAGGATAAAGATATTTGTAATTAGTAGCAGATAATGCAGAATGAATTGATGTTTTATGAAATAATATAGTGTTTGATTTTTCATGGTAATAAAAATTACCAAACTTTTCTATATGAGTATTACCAGAAGTTATTCTACTAATATAATTTAATGAGCTGTTAAATGCTAGAACCTTTCCTGTGCTATAATCATAATCTATCTTCTCAATAACCTGGTAGTTAGGAGTTTCAATTACACAAACATCAAATACTACATCAAGTTTAATAATGTTATTATTAAGCTCATTATATATTTCAGGTTTAGCTGAATATTTAACAAATATTGCACTAAGTGAAGCAGATAATGGAGTTACATTATTGTTTAAATCTCTAAAGTATGAATAAGATGATAACTGATACTTTTTATCATAAATGGATTTATTAGAAGTAGCATCTTCATTTACATATTGGGTAGATAAACCTTCTAAAATAGTACCATAATGTTTTATTTTATCGAAACGTTTTAATTCTACATTAGATATGTTGAAAGGGTCTAGTTGATTTACATACTCAAATCTTCCGCAATCTAAAACAGAACTTAACGACCTTAAAAATGTAGCCGTTCTTACAAAGTTAGGTCTGTTACCATTTATATCACTAGCACCGTCAACTAACTTATTATAATAAACAGTTTGAATATTTTGATTCCAAGAAGGTGAATCACTGCTAGGAGAATCAGGTAACAATACATTATTAAAAGTAGAATAAAATACACCATCGTAAATATTACCTCTATTATAAAAAATAGACGAGGTAAAACACCAAGGCATATCAAAGCTACCGTTATATAATCTACTAGAGGTTTCAGTAGTAAATTCTAAATCCCCTAAAGAACATAAACTTGAAGTAAATGATTGACTAGGTAATATATCGTAAATAAACTCACCATAATCTCCATTAATAGCAGATTCATAATTAAATGGTTCATTGTTTATATAAAATAAACCATTACTTAAAAATAAACATCTTTGAGTTATATTATTATAAGTAGATGATACACTGTTAAATAATGATTTAGTTGAACTTTTTAGCAAGCCTATACTATTACCATAGATATCGCTTGAGTTAAATACTAAACTGTTGTTACCGACTAATAAAGTACTTTGTCTTTCATCAATAGGGTAAAGAGCTTTATTATTAATATTATAGATATCATTATTGCTCCATATATCTCCTTTACCTTTAAAGAAATCTACTTTATCATAATTTCTAGATACACCAGAAGAATAAATTTGATTTTTTTCTTCTACATTTTCATAACCATGAAAATTGAGATAAAATGAATTATCATTTATATAACCAAAAGCTGCAGAATTGCTTACATCATAGTTAACAATGTATGCATTTTCATTTACATCAAATATTTCAAATGTTGATTTAGTGTATTTAGAATTACCATATGTGCCTATATACTTTGTAGGGTCTGGAAAATAGTAAATAGTATTCCCAGATAAAGCTTGATAATTTATATTGTAATTAAATTTAAAAACATTATAAACTAAAGTACCTAAATTAGATGGTTTATAAAAACCACCCATATCTTTTTCTCTTACTAAGAAAGCAGTGTTAGGTAATGTAGCGGTACTAACATTATTTCTATTGAGATAATTTTGAGATATATTTTTAGCTTCTATTAATTTACCAGATAAAGCTTCAGAAGTATTTTCACCAGCTGTTAAATAATACCAATCTGTACCAATAAACTTTTCAAATAAAGCTTTTTTATTTTGTAAGTTTAAATTATTAGTATTACCATCATTTAACTGATTTATAAAATCTTTATTTTTAAGATAATCAACATCAGTTGAATTTAATGATACAGGAAATGAAAGATTAGATATAAAATCTTCTAAAATATAATTGTAAGATGACAATGTTCTTACTATTGAGTTATCATAATTGATAAACAAATCTGGATCCCAAGGATTAGTATTGCTATTCCATTGATCGTTTCTTTCTTTACCCCCATACTCATATCCCGAAGCAGGTACTGATGCAGTTAAATCAAAGTAATCATCATAATTATCATAAAGTTCATCTATTACATAGTTAACATTACTAAGTACAAAATTCTTATTTGCTCCAAAACGATGAGCTAAAGAGATAGTATCTGAATTATAATTTAAAAGATCACTTATTAATTTGGTTAAGAAAGAAGTAATACCTATATTGGAAGAAAATATATTATTACGTCTCGGTTGCGTCTTTACTGTCTCTCTAAAGTTTTTATAATAACTAGTAAGTGACTTAATTTTGGAAGCAACTAAGGGAACGATAGTATCTAATTGTTGACTATCATTATAATTTATTGACCTTAAAAATTTTCTTTCTTGCTCGGTAAATACATCTAGTGATATTTGCTCTACTAAAGAAATATATTGTTGTTTTACATCATTATTTTGATTTATTAAGAAAGTGTTTTTTACTACATTCCAAGAAGTAAGATATTTTTGATAAGAATTTTTAAATGTTTCAATTGAAACAGAATTATTTTTAAAGTAAGAAAGCCAAGCTTTAAAATCTAAAGGATTGTTGTAATCAACAGCATCAGATAAATTACCTAAAACGGTAATTGATCTTTCGATTTTATAATCACTAAATCTATCTATAGTGTTAACTGGCATTGATAATATTTAATAAGTTAGCTAGCAGATAACAATTCAAGTCCTAAGCTTAATTGATAATTTAAGTTCTGTTCTATAACACCAGCATAACTTTCCCAATTTTTTAATGGTGAAGTATCAATATTGTAATTACTCATATAAGAAGGCAAGTAAGCAGATAATGTATTTTCACCCTCTAAGTTAATAGTAGTCTGATAAACATCATCCCAGTTAATAATATTATTAGTCCAGTCACCAGGCACAACTGGTACAAATCTATAAAATTTATAATAAGAAGATAATTCGTAAACAAAATTACTTTGATCGTAAAAATCATTAGGTAATACTAATCCCCATCCCCAATCTTTACTAAACGAACTTAACGCATAACTACTAGTAGGAATAGTATTAACATTAGTTCTAAGTAGTGTATATCTTTCTGAAAATGTTTCATACCCTACAATATAATCTTCATTCTTATAGATAATGCCATCCAATACATTTAATCTATCACCAAGATTGTTGCCATATATTTTTCCATCTCTATAGTTTTTAGCTGCAGTATGGGTATCATTTGGTTTATCAGCTAAGTTATACTTATCATGAAAGTTTAGTTGATATTGACTTCTTTTACCGAATAGTAAAGATTTTTTGATAGAGAATATATTAACTAATCTGCTTAAATCAGCAGGGTAGTTAATTAATAAGTTAGAAGAAGCAAAATCATCTAAGTCAACATTATACTCTAAAGCATAACCATATAAATTTCTTATGTCACACGTATCAATGTTTACATTATTTTGAATAAAATTAGAAGTCTTTTCGTATATTCTTTTTCCTATAGCATTAGTTTCAGAACTTAAAGTACCTAAAATAGTTCCAAAGAATGAATCAAATATTTGAGGTCTTTTATATATTGAAGGCTGAAATGCTAAATCCTTCATGTAAGTAGACATATCAAAATTTTCATTTATCTTAGCTACTTTATTAACGCCCGATGAAGGGTATAAATGAAATGCATCACTTGTACCAGATAACTCAAAACTATCAGTATACATATAAGCTGATAATCTAAACATTTGATTTGTGTTATCAAAGTCTGTATTGTTCCAAAGTTTGTAAGCACTAGTAGGAAAAACAAAACTACCTTTTACCCAACCTAATCTATAATTTTTAAATAACTCTGTATCAAAACTCACATATTCAGTTAATTCTGATACTAAGGTTAACTTATCAGCTGTTACTAACTTTAGTTGTACAGCATTTTCTGCAAAATCAAAATTATAATTAAAATTAGTAGGTATTGTTTTACTATCATACCAATTATTAAACTTTGTTTTAGCAACAAAACTAATTTGTTGATCTAAAAATTTACTAGGGTTAATATTAAAAGTGTTTATCTTTTTACCTTCACCATCTATACCGTTAGAAGAAATATGTATAAGGTCAGGTTGTTTATATATATTTTCAAATACACTATATTTTGCAGTATCACTATTTTTTACTGGTAAATCTGAATCATATTTTAAGTTATAGTATTTGGTATAATTATCAGGAAAATTAGATGTGTCTACTGTAGCTAAAAGATGGTATGTAGAATTGTTTACAGTATCATCAACAAAGTAAAAGTCAGCTGATCCACTTGTGCCTACGAAAAATGCTCCTTTATCAGATGAGGAAGTAGGTTCAACTAAAGTATTTTGATTAAGTCTACCATATAAATTGGTATCAATAGTATCTACTTTATTAACAATAGTATCACTGAAAACGGATCCTGTTTCTAAAGTAATATTTTCTCTTTCAAAAAATCTATGAGTAGGTAATAAATGAGAGTAAGGTTCTTTTTCTAACTTAGTAATGTTATAATATAAGGAATTACTTCCACTAACATTTAAAAAGAAAGAATATTTGTTACCGTAAGTTTGTAAACTGTTATATCTTTCTAAAGTTAATTGAGGTGAAGCATTACCTGCAGTAAGATAAAGATATAAAGAATTTAAACCGCTAAGAGGTTTAAATCTAAAACTATTACTTACAAAATCTAATATTTGAATATCTTTTCTATATGAATCTAAAACCGTGTTACCTGATGATAACATTAACGTCATAGTAACGCTATATGTACCGGGGTAATAAAAATAATGTTCAGCTGAAAAAGCGTTTACTTTTGTTGAACCATCGCCAAAGTCCCATAAAATATACTTGTTACTGAAATCAGATGTTTCATAATTCCCAGGAACAAATCTAACGGGTGTTTGAGGTAAAGCGTAAGAAGATAAAGACTCAACGTCAAAGACGTTATAACTTTTAAAATTCCAATATCCTGTGTTATAATTTGGCATGTTAACCTTGTCTTATTACTTCAATTCTTTCCGATACTAAAGATAAGTTTTTAAAATATGGGAATTGAAAATATTTTAATCTTACATCTTGATCTGTAGTAGTAAAATCAGATGTTAGATAAACTGGATTATATAAAGCTAATTGTAATTGATTATTAATAATAGTGCTTCCTTTATAATTTCTTCTTGTTGAAAATTCAACAACTCCATCGACATCTAAAATTAATTGAGATAAATCTTTTAACGATATAAGCTGCCCTAAATCTAAATTATTGTTGTTAAAATAATCTAAGAATATAGAAGCTATTTCTTTTTGAACTGAACTTAAATCTCTTCTAGAATTTCTATCTACTTCAACATATAAGTATGATTCATCTCCTGCAGCATCTATAAAGTTATAATCATTACCATTGCTTGCTCCAAAATTTATTTCCATGTAAACTGGATCTGAAACCACCAATTCGGTTGTAGCTGATTTAACATCGTTTAATAATATATTAATTGCATTCTTTTGAGCTATTGATAAGAAATTTGTTCTAATATCTAAACTTGTTTCTAAAATCTTATTAGGTACTGCAAAAATGTAAACATTGTTAAAATCACAAGCATCGGAAAAATTAACCTGATTAAACAAAACCCTTGAATCGTCATTAGGTCTATCTAAACCTATATCAAAAAAGTATTTCTGATATATTGCAGTATAATCGAAATTATTAACTACTGATGCAGATTTTACCCAATTACCAAAATTCTTAAGAATGTAATTTCTATAGTCATCCGTAGTAACTAACCTGTATTGAGAATTGAATAAGTTAGGAGCATTAATTTTTATTTCTTCAACACTCTCTTTAGTTTTAAACAATGTAGATGCATTTGCATTAGTAAATGAAACATTAGCTGCTTCAGCACTAGTTATAATGTTAGCACCGCTTGATGTGGTATCATTTAAAATTGCATTAAATTGTGTAGTGTTATAAAAATATAACTGCTGGTTGTCAATTTGGTTTTTGCTGATCTGACCATTTTGTCCATCAGACTTAAGATAATATATAGCAACTAGATCACCTTCGTTAAGTTTCTTACCATTAATATTATTACCAAACTTAATTTCGTATTGTTCATTTTCATTAAAACGAACTGAATATTTTTTAGCAGACCCTGTTTCAAGATACAATGATGATGATCTAGTCCATTGCTCCCATTTAGGGTTTAAGACTCCACCTGGTAATACATAAACATATATGTTATTATTATCTATATAAAAATTATCTGTTGTATCGGTTGCAGCAAGAAATGCTACTTCATTTTCTTCACCTATTGCAGAAAATATAGGAAACTCAACAAACTGACCATTATATAATAGATTGTTGTTTTGTAAGTCAATTAATGCTTCAACACCATTTAATGTTTTCTGAAATGTAACATCTTGTACAAAACTATATGAAGTACCTGAAAAGGTAAAATAACTAAATCTAGGTATTGTATAAGAGTTAATTGGTAAGTTAGCATTAGCTACTGCTTCGAAGTTAATATTTGCAGATTGCGGGCCTGTAGGGTTATAATCAATGCTCTTTACTATTTGATTGATATTCTCGTAGAGTTCAGCCTGACTAAAATTACTCTCAGAAGAATTTTTATTCAAATAGTAAATTAAAACGTGATAAGAATAAGCAACAATATCAATAATAGCTGATAAGTTACTACCTTCATAGTTTTGATCGGTAAAGACTTTCTGATCATTCATCTTTTCGATGATAAGATCTTTAAGACTTATAGCATCAAATGCTACATAACCGTCTTGTTTAAATTTATAATCGTTGTCAGGCATAGTTATTGATAAAATGTAACTCCTGTAGAGTTAAGTAAAGCTTTAAATTTTATAGTTGTATTATTATTTATGAATGGCACACCAAGTGACAGGTTGATTGTGTATTGATTTTGTTCTGGTATAGCAGTAACTAATACTTCTTTTACAGTAATTCTTGGCTCTTGCAAATATAACTGATTTTTTATAGTATTACCTATATTAAGAGCTGTATCTTCTGAACAAGGTAAAAATAAGAATTGATTTAAATTAAGACCAAATTGAGGGTTTAATATTTTATCTCCTGGAAAGGAAGTAAAGATATTAACAATACTATTTTCAATAGCTCCTAAATCATAACTACCTACTAGATCAACATCTTTAAGATTAGAATATAACTCTGCTTGTTGGGTTTGATCCCATTCAAAATCTACTTTAACATCAGCATATGTAAACTGAGGTTTATCAGTAATATTTTTAGGTTTAGCTAAGTTATCAAGTACTATGTTAGCCATATTAATATTTATAACTACCTTTTAATTAGCTTCTGCAGCATAAATAATATTGTGGAAAAGAAATTCAATAAGATTTACGAATCTTACGTATCTAGATTTACCAGAGGTGGTTTTCTTACTGGAGATTTAGTTAAAGTAAGAGATAACTACAAATCTACTGAAGGTTATAAACAATTAAGCCCAGAGTATCAGGCCAAGTTAGATGATCTTTTAGCTAGTGATCTTAACTTGCGTGTTTCTGGTATTGAGAACAAATACCCTTCTAGCCAACCTGGTAACACAGATAACTCAAGCGGAGAGTTTTCTATTACGGTTTCTCAAGAAACAGCTCCTGGTAGGTATGATGGTTTTTATCAATTTCCTGATGACATCTTTGAACCAGTAGATGTATATCCTAACAGAATGCCGGTGCCTGATAGTATGGTACGTCCTAACGGCACTAAAATTGACCCAGATACATTAGAATATGAAGATGAAGAATCTTATGTTGGGTCTAATCCTCTTAAGTCTCAGGTTGAAGCAGGTTATTTACCTGATGCTGAAAAACAACCTGCTATGGGTAATGATAGAGAGTTACATAATGTCAATGCAAAGACAGATCAGTTTGGTGCACCTTCTCATGATGCTCAAGCAATCGGTGGCGGTAACATGCCCGACACTAGCATTTACTTAAAGTAATAAAGCATGCATATGCGTTGATTTCTTGATCCATACAAAACGCTGATTTATAGATAAAGTCGTGGCAAGTAGTAAGCTGCGACTTTTTCTTATCTTCTTGAATGCATGGCACGTCATCGATGTAATTAAACATCTCTTTAATCAATACAGGGTAATCATTATTAAACACATGCTCATTCTTTATCGCAAGCTTTCTGCACTTAAGAACATGTCCATGCTCAATAAGCTTATACAAATCAGCGACAAGTTTGGATACGTTAGAGCTATCATCAACTTCAATCTTACCATCATTTGTAAGCTTTTGAATCGTATTGATGGTCTTACGAAGATCTGGAAAGTTATCCCTAACAATTTGTTTCAAGTCATCTTCACTACATACGATGTTTTCCTCATTCAATATATGAGCCATGCGTCTGGTTACGTCCTCTACATCATGAGTTATGTTAAATACTTGGCACCTGCTCTGTAATGCTGGAATGATACGATGCTTATAGTTTGCAGTAAGAACAAATCGAGTAATTGCACTATACTCTTCCATTACATTACGCAATGCTCTCTGACCATCTTGAGTCAAACCATCACATTCGTCTAATATAATAACTTTGATAGGAAATAGACTCTTTGTCTTAGCATAGTTCGTAACCTTACTACGGATAGTATCAATACCATTCTCATCTGATGCATTGATATATAGATGATCACATTCGATTAGTTCATTAACAATAATCTTTGCAAGAGTAGTCTTACCAATACCTGGACTACCTACAAGAAGTACATTAGGAATCTCTCCACTCTCTTTAGCTTTATCAATCAATTGCCTAATT